GGAAGTAGTGGAACTAGTGGAATAGATGGTACTTCAGGTACAAGTGGTAGTAGTGGTAGTTCAGGTACTTTTGGTTCAAGCGGAACTTCAGGTGTAGATGGTTCATCAGGAACATCAGGAAGTAGTGGAACTAGTGGAATTGATGGTAGTTCAGGTTCAAGTGGTACTTCAGGAAGTTCAGGTTTATCAGGAGTTACAGGTAGTTGGACGGTGACGCCAGGGACTAATAACTACAGTTTTACTGTTGATATTAATAACACATATAACTTATGGGTTCTTGGAAATATACCAAATGGTATAATAGTTTATAATGCTACAGTAAGTGTTAGTAATAATAATGTACCCGTAATTGGTGTTCAGTATGCTTGGAATTATACTGGAGGGGGTAGTCCAATATCGTTTACAACAATACCGCCACAAATTATAGGGACCGCAGGCGCAATATCTACCGCTTCACCAGGTGTAGGTACATCATCGAATACATTTGTATTCGGTATTCAAAACACAACGATATCAGGTTTTACGGTTAATTATGGATATTTGAAAATATCTTAACTCTGATAAAATCATAAGCGGATTATAAAGAAATGTTTATTTATTAAGTCGTATACTTTAACAATATTACAACTTAATCGAGCATTCTGATTTTTTTTTGGTGGTGTGTAAAAAAATGCCACATTCAACTGAGGATACAATCAAGATTTTATAACGTTTTTTGTATTTATAAAAGTTAGGGACTTATAATGGCCGGATGTGTAATTGATATTTTTAATCCTACGAATGAGATAATGACTTATTCGTATCAGGAGTTTACCACCGAAATGTGGAACTACAACTACGAATTGGCGGCAGGTCAACGTAAAAGATTGTGGTCAGTTCGTAACTCTTTTTCAACAGCATATTCTTTTACAATGGTTGTTGATGAGGATTGTCAATTTCCATTCACACCGACCAATTCAAGAACATCAACACCCACTCCAACACAATCTCCAACAACAACGACGGTATCTACTAGTACACCAACACCAACACCAACAATTACACCAACTGATGCTCGATATGTTTTACAATTAACATATTCGAGTTTATACGAAGGTAACTTTACTGGTTCTACCACAGACGCTTGTCAGGCTTATGACTACCTTCAAGTTAATCCCTTGGATGCCGATGGACAGTTTTCACCGGTTTATTTAAACACCTACCCGAGCACAACTGGTGTTGTTATCGAAAGTGTTTCGGGAGTACCATATGAAGTGGGCGGATTTCCTTTGTATGGTACATACATTTTGGGAACAATTTCACCTGTTGGTTACACACAAGTATTAACCCTGTCAGGTAGTATTGTTACTCAAGTTGTTGATTGTACGTTGATACCAACTCAAACACCAACCAATACACCAACATCAAGTATTGCCGCAACTCCTTCAGTCACACCTTCAAATACTGTTACACCAACAGTCACAAGTTCTACAACACCAACACCAACCGTTAGTCCAACAACTACTCCAACAGTAACCCCAACAGTCACATCATCTGTTACTCCAACGCCAAGTATCACTTCGAGTGAGACACCAACTCCAACTGTAACCATGAGTCCTGGGGCTTCTCAGTCACCTACCCCAACTAATACAGAAACTCCAACACTAACACCGACAGAAACACCAACAAACACACCAACAAATTCAACAACACCAACACCAAGCCCGTCAGTTACACAAACCAGTACCGAAACTCCAACACCAACAAATAGTTCTACACCTACAGAAACCCCAACGCAAACACCAACTAATACTACAACTGTAACGCCTTCGATTACTCCTTCTGTAAGTGAAACACCTGGTGCATCACCATCACCAAGTCCAACAGAAACTCCAACTAATACACCCTCAAATAACCCGAGTGTAAGTCCAACAGAAACTCCGACTAATACTCCGTCAGCCACAAACACTGTTACACCTACTGAGACTCCAACTCAAACTCCAACCTCTTCAATAACTGCAACACCGGGCGCGTCACCTTCAAATACTCCGACTGAAACTCCAACAAATACTCCAACGAATACACCTTCGAATACACCGAGTAATACCCCATCTGTGAGTACATCACCTTCAGTGACACCTACAGAAACTCCAACTCAAACTCCATCGAATACACCGGCAATCACTTCAAGTAACACTCCAACAAACACACCAACTGAAACTCCGACTAACACTCCAACAAATACACCATCTAATACTCCAAGTAATACCCCACAGCCAAGCGTCAGCGCTTCAGTTACACCAACTGAAACTCCAACTAATACCCCAACAAATACTCCATCAAACACTCCAAGTAACACCCCTGAACCAAGTGTAAGTCCTTCAGTAACACCAACTGAAACTCCAACTAATACTCCAAGTAATACTCCTGGTGTGACTCCAAGTAACACACCTACAAATACTTCTTCTAATACACCATCCAACACTCCAAGTATTACACCGACCAACACTCCAACAAACACACCATCTAATACACCATCCAACACACCTGAGCCAAGTGTGAGTCCTTCAATTACGCCAACTGAAACTCCAACAAACACCCCAAGTAACACGCCATCGAATACTCCAACTAATACACCTTCGAATACACCTGAACCATCAGTAACTCCTTCAATCACACCTACAGAGACTCCAACTAATACACCATCAAACACCCCAAGTAATACTCTTAGTAACACTCCAAGTAATACTCCATCAAATACACCTTCGAACACCCCATCCAATACTCCAAGTGTTAGTGTTACACCCACAATTACTTCTTCAATAACACCAACTCAAACACCTTCAAATACACCAAGTAATACACCAAGTAATACACCTTCAAATACACCAAGTGCTAGTGTCACACCAACCATTACTCCTTCAATCACACCAACTCAAACACCATCGAACACGCCAAGTAATACTCCATCTAACACACCAAGTAACACACCTTCAAATACACCAAGTAATACACCTTCAAATACACCAAGTGCTAGTATCACACCAACCATTACTCCTTCAATCACACCAACTCAAACACCATCGAACACACCAAGTAACACACCATCAAATACACCAAGTAACACACCATCAAATACACCAAGTAATACACCTTCAAATACACCAAGTGCTAGTATCACACCAACCATTACTCCTTCAATCACACCAACTCAAACACCATCGAACACACCAAGTAACACACCATCAAATACACCAAGTAATACCCCATCAAATACACCGTCGAATACACCGTCAAATACACCAGCCGAAACCCCAACTAACACACCTACACCAACAACATCAGTTACACCCACAAATACTGTTACCCCCACAGTAACACCAAGTTCTGATGTCACATACTACAAAGTAACTTTACAAAATTGTTGTGATAGTAGAATTGAACTCACAGACCAAAACATTAATATATTGAATGGTTACATTCCTGCGGCTTCAGATACAATAGCAGTAAACTTAACAGGTTCTACTGAATGTTGGACAATCATAAGTGAACCTGTACAAATTTTTGAAGGTGGTGGTTTTGTTGTTGCAGAGTACGGTGAACTTAACTGTGAAGAGTGTAAAATCGATTACCCATGCCCAACTCCAACACCAACAGTAACGCCAACAAGTACAATAACTCCAACACCAACAACAAGTAATAATCTTAATTTTGTTTATTTGGAAAACTGTTGTAGTCCAGGGTCTTACTACGCGATTTCTTATTTGGATAATCAATCTTCACAAATACCACCTAACGGGGTTTGGTACATTACAGGTCAGACAAGTTTAACAAATGTTTGTTATACGATTATTGAACAACCCCTTTCGTTCGTTAATGTAGGACCTTTGACAGGAACTTTCTATGGTACGGGTGAAGGTAATAATATACCTTACACCGAAGGTGCGACAACTTATATTAGTTGTGCCGCATGTGAAGTCGTGAATAGTTGTAAAGCTCAGATAACACCATCACCAACATCAACTAACACCGCAACACCAACAAGAACTCCAACACCAACTATAACTCCGACGGTAACCCCAACTAAAACTGTTACGCCATCTGTCACAAGAACACCAACTAAAACTCCAACACCAACAATAACACCGACCAAATCTTCTTGTCCGGTTTCTCAGTACAACCACCAAGTAATTGCTTGTCAAGTAGGTGCGGCTGATTGTACTAAAACAACAGGATTTATTAAGGTTAATGGTGTTAGCGTATTCTCTTGGAGTACCGCAGCTGTAACTCAATCAGGAAATATCCAAATTAACCCTGGTGACGTTGTTCAACTTCAAATGGTTGCAATTGATAACACACCAACTTGTGTTAATGGTGGAATTCCATTCTCTGATGTATCTGGTATTATCAGAATTGGAGGTCCTACAGGCACTATTATCTATAACCAAAATACATGTTCACCATCTTGTTCAAGTGGTAGTGGAATATTGGATACAACATTTACAGCATCAACATGTAATTACTACTTCGAATTACAATCCTCATGTAGTTAATTGGATATTTATAATTAAAAACTCAAAATGGCATGTAAAAAATATACAGTAACAAATAACAACACAGAAACGGTAACATTTGCGTATCAGAAATGTTCCAATACTGTATGGGTGTATGACGCCATTGTTGCTCCAGGTCAAACAAAGTCAGTTTGGTTAATTGATAATACGTTCTCAAGTCCATCTTCTCAACCTTTGGATATTATTGACGATGGAAGTTTTCCGCCGGCTTCGACAATAACAGGACCATGTACTGACGCATGCGACCCAATTCTTCTGTTCTATAATGCCTCACAGGGGACCTCAGCACAAGTCATTTATAATTATGACATCAACGCCCAATATGTTACCACTCCGTATTACCAACAATCACCGCCATTAAATGCTCAGAGTAACAGTACGATTATAAAAACCAGACCTTTAATTACTCAAGTTACGGATTTACCTAACGGAAACATATTTTTTGACAATTACGGTCAATATAACTATTGTCCATTGATTATTTATAGTAATTTTAGAAGTCAAAAAAATTACCCATTTCCTCGTCAAAACACAAATATTACTTACGGTATTACTGAGGAAACTTGGATGGGTGAAGATACTACGGCAAAAGAAATTCTATACCTTTCAGGTAACACGATTACGGCGTCCACAGGTACAGTTTTGAATGAATTAAGGAGCTGGTCTTTTCCTGCGAACATGAATAAAGTTGTGGGTCAAGTAATGTCCTTCTTTACCTTCAGTGGAATATATCGTTTATGGACAATGTATCAAACCAATTCAGGGGGATATGCCTTGGTAAGGAATTTATGGAATAATGGTAGTCAGGAGTTGTTGTTTGATATGCCATCAAACTTTAACGTAAATGGAGAAAAACCAATAGGTTTGTTTCTTAACAACTTGGGTCAAGTAAGAATTTATACAAGTTTTCACAATGTATATTTGTTTGTTGAAGGAAGTCCTAACACAATCACATATCAACAAACTTGTGTCCCACCATTGACCGCGGCTCAAGGGTGGCAACCAATTTGGTTAAGCCAGCCATGGAGTTGTGATATACCACCAACACCGTCACCATCTGAAACGCCAACTCCAACACCAACTCCTACTATAACCCAAACCTCAACACCAACCCCAACGATAACTTCAACGAGTGAACCTACGTCCACACCAACTCCTTCTACAAGTTTAACCCCATCAGTAACTCAAACTTCAACCCAAACACTCACTCCGACACCAACAAGTTCCGAAACTCAAACCCCAACCCCAACCCCTTCAGTTACAACAACGGTTACACCATCAGTAACACCAACTTCAACTGTCACTCCAACTGTAACATCTTCAGTAACACCAACACCATCAGTAACTTCAAGTGTTACCCCAACTCCAAGTGTGACTACAACGGTGACTCCTACCATTACCTCAACTAATACCCCAACTCCGTCAATTACACCTTCTTCAACACCGGCACCATGTTTTGAGTGCACTTATCTTTACACAGGAATAACAGCTAGTTGTGGTGAAAGTATTTCATACACAGATTGTAGTGGTGTTGTACAACAAATATTACCACCATCACCAGAAAACACTTGGACAAACGGTGATACAGGTAATTTATTTACTATTTTATCACCAATATCAAATTGTACCCCGAATGGTTTCTCGTTTTCTTGTTTAGGTTAATAATTAATTATTTAAAGATATTTATAACATAAAAAAGACCGTGGCGTGTAGAAAGTATACTTTGACCAATAATAGTTCGTTTACTCAAACTTACACTTATCAAGAGTGTAATAATTTGATGTGGAATTATGATTTTACAATCGAAGCCGGTCAAACGAGAACTATTTGGTTGATTAACGGTACTTATGCGGCTCCGTTGACCTCAGTACTATCAGTATCTGACGATGGAGTATTTCCTCCGGCAAACTCACCTACCCCATCGGTAACTTCAAGTATTACGCCAACGCCAACTTCAAGTATTACACCAACCCCATCAGTAACACCATCAGTTACACCAACAAACTCTGTAACACCAACTGTTACTCCAACAATTACTTCAAGTATTACACCAACCCCATCAGTAACACCATCAGTTACACCAACAAACTCTGTAACACCAACTGTTACTCCAACAATTACTTCAAGTATCACACCAACCCCAACCAACACTCCAACTAACTCTGTAACACCAACAATTACTTCAAGTGTTACACCAACTGAGACACCAACAAACACTCCAACTAACTCTGTAACACCAACAATTACACCAACAACATCTGTTACACCAACACCTTCATCAACACCACCAATTCAAGGTTTGTTCTTTACACTACAAGAAGTTGGACCTGATGTTGTATTATCAGGAACAGGTACAGCAGACCTTGCCTCTTTAATATTGGATGGACCTTATAGTCATGGTGGCACCTTTATCACCCCAAATCAAGGATTTTTCGCCGTAGGTACTCTAGCCGATAACGATTATTATTCAGGAGCAACTTTGAGTTCTCCAGTGTTATTTGGTTCGGGTTCGATTACGAATGCCGATTTGAGTACAGGTAATGTTTTTGGCCTAAATGGATTTGGCGCTGTATCGGTCCCTGCAGGTTATTCTGGTGGACTCTTGAACGGAACCGCAACATTTACGGGCACAACTTTGACGACATTAGGAGTTACCGTACCTGGTGGTCCTTACGTAATTCAATGGGGAGCCTCAGGTACGTCAGAAACTATTACTCTTCAGGTAATTTAAAATACTTAATATTCCGTCCTTTTTTAATATTCATAATTTTGGGAAAAATTGTATTTTTTTCTCAAATCTATGAAAATGAAAATATTCGTCCAAATTGCTGCATATCGTGACCCCCAACTTATTCCAACAATTAAAAACATGTTGGAAAACGCTAAAAGACCAAAAAACTTAAGAATTGGTATTGCTCGTCAGTTCAGTCCCGAAGATGGGTTTGATGACTTACAAGAATTCGAAAAGGACAAAAGATTTAGAATCCTAAATATCCCTTATCAAGAAGCTGAGGGTGTTTGTTGGGCTCGTAATCTCGTACAACAATTATATCAGGGTGAAGAGTACACCCTACAAATCGACTCTCACATGCGTTTCGCACCTAATTGGGATGACGAAATGATTAAGATGATTAAACAACTTCAGAAGAAAGGACACAAGAAACCACTTCTAACGGGTTACGTATCTTCTTTTGACCCTGATAATGACCCTGCGGGTAGAGTTCAAGAACCATGGAGAATGGCATTCGACCGATTTATCCCTGAGGGTGCGGTATTCTTCCTTCCTGAAACAATTCCAGGTTGGCAAGATTTGAAAGAACCTGTACCAGGTCGATTCTATTCCGCTCACTATTGTTTCACTTTGGGACAATTCTCAACAGAGGTACAACACAACCCTGAATACTATTTCCATGGTGAAGAAATCTCTATCGCCGCTAGAGCATACACTTGGGGTTATGACTTATTCCATCCACAAAAAGTTTTGATTTGGCACGAGTACACTCGTAAGGGAAGGACCAAACAATGGGACGATGACAAAAAGTGGGTTGATAGAAACAACAAATCACACCTCCTCAATCGCAAACTCTTTGGTATGGACAGTTTAGAACAAGAAGGTCACGATGGACCTTATGGTTTTGGTACTGAAAGAACTCTTCGTGACTACGAAAAATATTCTGGTTTATTGTTTGAAAAACGTGCGGTCCAGCAATACACATTGGAAAAACATTATCCACCAAATCCTTATAATCACGAAAGTGAAGAAGAATGGAAAAAACACTTCGCTTCGGTATTCAAACATTGTATTGATGTAAATTACGCATCTGTTCCTGAAAAGGATTATGATTTTTGGGTTGTCGCATTCCACGGACCAAATGATGAAACTTTGTTCAGAAAAGATGCTGATAAACATGAGATTGCTCGTATGATGAATGACCCTGATGGTTATGGTAAAGTATGGAGA